ACAGTCATTTATGTATGTTCCAGCGACATAACCTGCAGCACCAGCGGCAGCTAGACCAAGTATCGTAAGAACAATTGGATTAGCCGCCAAAAATACAGATAACCCACTTAACGCGGTCATGATGCCGCCAATCGCGGTCACGGTTGCGCTAATGCCCAAGGCCACCGCGCCGCCCACAGCCAGCCCAGCGGTTCCAAAGATGATCCACTTTGCTAGTTCAGGGTGTTCATCCGCCCAAGTTGACAATGCTGTTAATGATTTGACGATGCCATCTAATGCGCCACCTTCGGTAGATGACGCCTCCAAATTGATCTTCATCTTATCAATTTGTGCAGCAGAAGATTGCATTACCGTTGCGAAGTCCTTAGCGACAACGCCGGAAGCGGCTAAGGCATCCGCTTGAATCTTTTTATAGTCATCTAAATCTTTCACCATCTTTTGCACAAAAGCGCCGGCTTCAACGTCACTAAACAGCGCGGATATTTTTGCCTCATCGCCGCCAGTGATTTTCTTGATGGCGGCGGTCATATGTCCGAGATAATCGCCGCTCGCCTTGGCTTCCTCTTTTAGCTTACCTAAGTCCACGTTCATTTTTTCGAACGCTTTGTAGGTCACTTGTGCATTGAGTTTCCCCAAGAAGTTATCAAGTTTTGTTGCTGCCTGACCCGCATCGCCACTCGCGCGGCGGGCGATTTGTGCTGCTGCAGCAAGGCCGGCTAGCGATCCTGCCCCTTTCATCCCTAGGTTGGCGGCAGAAGCTGTCATCCGGTCAAAAAACTGCGCCATATCCTTTAATTCGAACGCGCCGGCGTTGCCCGCTTTAACGACCAAGTCGAGCGACTTTGCAATATCAGCAGCAGGAATATTGAGTTGCGTGAAAGCTGCCTGCGCGGATGATGCAACGTCTTTAATGTCTGCACCGGCGGCAGTAGCCGCGCGGCCAATCGGTTTAAGCATCTCCACGGCGGAATTAGTATCCATCCCCTTGCTGATCATGTCAGAAAAGGCCGTGGTGACTTTAACTTGATGTTGGTTGGTTTCGCGCGCAATTTGATTAATCGCTGCCGACCATTTTTTGACAGACTGAGCGGCTTCGTCACCTGATAGCCCAGCGGTGACGGCAATGGCATAGAGCGCTTTTTCGCTCTCCACAGATTTTTCGATTAGCGAACCGAGATCCAGCCCAAAACGCGACAACCCGGCTTGACCCGCCGCGCCCACCCCTGCCATACGCGCGCTGATATTCTCCATCGCGCGCCCAATGCTTTCAGTTTTCGCCCCCAGCGCAGCTAGGTTACGCTGGGCGGAGGTGATGCCGGCGGCGGTGCTATCAGTTGCGGTAATTAGAATGCCGAGATTTTGCTGTACCATTGCTTGCCCCTAGTTTTTTTGTTCCGCGCGTTTTTGTAATACCGCTAACGCCGCGCTTTCCATGACCTGAATTCCAGCAAAAACATCGCGGCGGTTATTCGGTGCCAGCATGTCTAGTACTACGGCCACGCCAGGGTAATTCAAGCTGCGATACGTGCCGCTCATTCCATCAATTACCCATTGAGTTTGGCAGGCAAAAAACACCTCAGCGGTTTCGGCATTTTCTGGCCAGATCTCAACATCGTCATCTGCATTGTCATCAACGACCTCTAAGCCAAACGCGGCAGCCGCTGCCGTACTATCATCGCGCGCGCCCCCGCCGGCCCAGCGGCGCGCGATGTCGATCAGTTTTTTGCTTTAGCTTTCGGCCCGTGCGACTCGATAAACGCACTCACCACAGCCGGCAACACCGGCCAAATTTGCAACAGCTTTTCGCGGTTTTCATCGCTGAACGGCATGTCGGTGCCGTCCTCCGCCTGAATGCCACGCCAGCCCAGCAACACATCAGCGGCAATGGCCAAGTCATCAATCTCATTGGCCTGCGCGCGCTGCATCAGTTGTTTGAATTCCGGCTGAGTCAACCGCTTAAAGGTGGCGTCAAAGGTTTGCGTGATTCTACGGCCATTGTCGCCCACAATTTCAACGGGCACCGGGAAAGTGAAACGGTCAGATTGTGCAATTTTGAACATGAGATACCTTAATGAGTGAGTGAGTTAATGGATTAAAGCGCAACAATGTTAAGCTCATCATTGCCAGACACAGGCATAAAGCGCAGGTCAAAGCCGATCAAACGGCGGCCATCCATTTCCTCTTTTTTCGGGTTGCTCAGTTGAACACTGGCACCAAACGCCGTGACTTTCAGGCCGGCAACGGTGCCGATGGTAAAACCGACAGACTGCAGGGTATTCGCATTCACAACAGCCATCAGCGACACCTCTTGCGCGGCGGTCAGCTCCAGGCTGATTGAGCCGGTGGTTTCGCGGTTGATAATGTGGACACTTTCGCTACCCAGCAGCGGTGTGAATTTGACCTCGTTGCCTAGATTGACCATTAGCCCCTTACTGGGGTAAGCGGTGCCGGCAGAGATCACGCCGGCGGTTAAGGTGCCGCCGAGGGTGATGTCGGTGGTGGTGGCGTCGGTGATCACCAACGGGGCTTTCCATGCGGTCAGGGTGGCAGCGGGTACGCTGACGGCAGTCACGCCGGCATCCAACGCGGTGAACTTGAATTTCATCAGGGGGCGTTCGTTCACGCCCATCGAGAATTCCACCGTGCCGCGCGCCATCAATGCTTTGTGCAACACGCCATCATCGTAGTAATAGATGCTGAGAGATTTTGTTGCAGCGCCATCGGTGTTTGGCTTGTAGCTGGCGGTGGTGAGTGCGACGAGTGTTTCAGTCATGCCGCAACCCTGCAGCAGTGGGCCCCAAGCGGGTGCGGTGCCAGCGGTACCACTGCCCGAGATCTCCACATCAAAACTAATATCGAGTGCGCGCGTGCCAGTGAGTTGCTCAGATGCGCCAAAATAAGGGCGAATCAGATCACGGCTGACATTAGTGTAATTGACTGCAATCGACATGTTGCTGACCAGCAGCGCATTGTCGGTATTCGTCGGCACAATATCGGTGCCAGGCGTGGTTTCGACCTTGGCGAGAATGAGGGTTTTGCGAATAAAACGTGACATGGTTACTCCTTACCTTTTTTTGATGTTGGGGTGACGGTGGCTTCAGGTGCGGGTGGCTCTTGCCGCTCGGGGTCGTAAATTGCCGGTACGGGATCAGCCGGTACGGGATCAGCCGGGGTGGGATCAACCTGCACAGCAGCGCCGCCATATTTACGGCGCAAACGACCGTCGGGTAATCGAACAAATTCACTCATGATAATGCCTCAATAGATGTGTAAAGTGAGCTATACGGAATACGGTAAAGTGTTTCAACCTCAACAGCGTCTAAATCGCCTTCATCGAAACGCCATTCGGAGCCGATCTCTTCCAGCCCAGCGGCTAGGCCGATTGTGCTATCCGCCATCAGTGCAGCATGCGTGGCCACGCACGTTGGGTCAGCCAACTTATCTGGCACGGGGCCGCGTGCTGCAACCGAAACAGAAAAAGACAACGAGCGGTACGCTGTTCCCGTGGTACCAATGCCCACACTTTCCTCTCTGGGCTCAACCAAAATCGTCGGCCCGAGATTGCCGGGGGCGGCTGCCGTGCGTGAGCGATACACCCGCGCACCGGCGGCGGTGTTAGCGGCAAGCAACACCGTCAACACTCTCGCTAGTAAAGTCTCGCGTGCGCTGGCCATTAGATTGCACGCCTTAAAATCAAGGTGGTTAGGCCAGTGCCGTCCGGCTGCACTTCAACAATGCTGTAAGTGATGCCAGCAATAGTGATGGCAGTGCCTTCCACTGCCGTCATTAAGCTGGTGGTGATTGACTGAAATTGAGGCGATGAGCTGCTGAGCATGCCGCCCAACTGCTGCTGATAAGCCGCATCGAAGATCCCGAAAACTTTGCTGCCATTGGCCAGGGTGGCCGTTTCAGCAAAATCATCGAAAAAGTCGCTTAATGTTTCAACAAAGCTCATCGCTGCACAACCCTTAAACGAGGGTATTCAACACAGCACCTTGCCAGCGGCCATAGCCGACATTGCGCCAGGTGTCTAGGCCGATTTGAATTGCGTCGTTGTCGAACGCAAATTCGCTCATTTCGTCCTTCACTTTCAATTGCGGCTTGGCTTCTTCCTGACGGATAAACGGCTTAATGCTGCCATCGGTGCGCACAGTAACAAACTTGTCAGTCCAACCTGCAGCGGTTAAGCGGGGGTTCATCGCCAGCGAGATATTGAAGTTGTCGATAGCGAAGGTGGAAGCAGCGGCCTGGCGAACCATAGACAGCGCGGCTAAAGAGGCTTGCGATAAGCCAACTGGCACCAGCACCATAAAGCTGTTGGCGTCTTCGTTCAGCGGTTCGCCCTGGTCATCTACATAAGAATACATCTTAGTGATGCTGGCCAGCATGGCTTGCTGCATTTCTTCCGGGCTCGGCGCGGTGATAACACCATGCACAGCAGCCGGCAGGGCGGAAATGTCGGTTGTGATTAAATTCGACTGATTGCCGCTGCCGCCTTCATTGTGTGCCGTGGCGAAAAACGGCTGACCGTCGTAGCACAAATTGCTAGCACCGCCGGCGATGAGCGTAGAGAGCAGGCTGGCGAAGTGGGTTTGACCGCGCTGCGCAAACTCGCCCACGCGCGCCATAATCTGCCCGGTTTTGTCGCGGCGTAAATCGCGCAGGGCAATTTCCAGCGTCGCTTCAAAATGCTTGTTGGTGATGGTGATGCCGTTGTCGCTGAAGCCTTTGGCATGACGGCCACCAATCCATTCACGCAGCGCGGGCGGCATGCCCAGCCAGACGTATTCTTCGCTGGCCTGGTCGCTGGTGAAATAGTTTGAGACGGCTTCCATCCAGGGCGCACCTGAGCCGGCTGCGAGCCGCTCGTAATACATGCCCACGACCG